AAAGAAGGTATGCGTAAGGATTATCGTGATATACTAAAAGATGTTAGAGACTCCGATAATAGGACTAAAGGTAATTGATATGCTGAACAGAGCTAATTTTGAGGAACTTATGGGCGGTAACGCTAACCGTAGAAGACTCAGAAATGGTGGAGTACCAAAAGGCTATCATAGAATGCCAGATGGAACTATAATGAAAGACTCTGACATGCATAAGAAAAATAATGGCGGGTCAATGACTAACGCCAAAAAACATTTAAGGAGACCATAAAATGCCAGGTAATAGAGGTAAAAAGAAAAAAGTAAAAAAAGTAATGATGAATCGAGGGGGCGACAAGATGACTCTGAAAAGAGGCGGTAAAGCTAAAAAGAAACGAGGAATGGCTAGAGGTTGCGGAGCAGCAACAAGAGGCAAGGGGTATAATAAATAATGGCAAAAGATACACACAAAACAAAAGACGGTAGAACCGTTAAAAAAGGTCTCTACTACTACATTAATAAAAAACAAAAAGAAGGCAGAAAACCAAGAAAAGTAGGTTCAAAAGGAGCACCTACTAAAAAAGATTTTGAAGAATCAGCAAAAACTGCTAAAAAAATGCACGGCGGAGTAGCCCATAAAGTAGAAATGACTCATGGTGGTGAAGGTAAATTACACGGTGGTCAGAAAAAACTAGATAAAAATAAAGACAATAAAATAACTGGTGCAGATTTTAAAATGATGAAGCACGGTGGACATGTCGTAGCAGGTAACGCAAACCGTAGGAGAAATAGACAAAGTGCCAAGGGCAAAACCTAGAAGAGGAAAAGCCAAAGTAAAAGTAACTAAATCTGGTAAAAGAGTTAGTTATGGTCAGGCAGGTAAAGCCAAAGGTGGTGGTCCTAGAGTAAAACCAGGAACATCAAAAGGTGATTCTTACTGCGCACGAAGTTACGGTATTAAAAAAAGGTTATCCAAAAAGAAAAGAAATAATCCTAACACTCCCAACAACTTATCTAGAAAAAGATGGAAGTGTGTAGGTAAAAAATCTAGAAGGAAATAATGTTAGATAAACTGCGTAAACAGATTATAGAACGACAAGAGGAATTGAAAGATACTCTTGCAGGTGGTGGAGTACAAAACTTTGAAAGTTACCACAGGATAGTAGGCGAAATAACAAGTCTGTCGTTTACTCTCTCACTAATACAAGACTTGCACAAGGACGATGATTAAACATGTCAAAAAACATAGAAGCCTTTGGTTCAGGCGGAGAACCGATACCCGATAAAGTAGAACGATTTACTGAACCTGTTGAAGTTGCACCTAGTGTGACTCCAGAATCAGTGCATGAAGACGGTGACTTACAGTCTAAGTTACCTAAACCCACAGGTTATAGAATTTTAATATTACCTTTTAGTCCTAAACAAAAAACTAAAGGTGGTATTTACTTAGCAGACTCAGTGTTAGAAAAAGAACGTATAGGCACTAACGTTGGGTATGTAGTAGCACTCGGTCCAGATGCATACCGTGACTCAGGTAAATTCCCTGAGGGAGCATGGTGTAAACCTAAAGACTGGGTGATATTTGGTAGGTATGCAGGAGCTAGACTCAAAATTGAGGGTGGTGAACTGCGTTTGTTAAACGATGATGAAGTTTTAGCTGTTATCTCAGATCCTGAAGATATACAATCAGCTTAAATGAATCACGCACATAAGGAGAAATAACATGGCAGAAGAAGCTATGCAAGTAAAAGAAAATGATGATGGTGCTGAAGTTGAGATCCCAGAGGTTGAAACTGAAGAAACTGAATCAGAAGTAAAGATAGAAGAGACAGAAAAAGAAACTGAAAAAGAACCTGTAGAAGCTAAGTCGGAACAAGAAGACGAGATTGAAGACTATAGTGAAGGGGTTAAAAAACGTATAAATAAGCTCACTTATAAGGTACGAGAATCAGAAAGAAGAGAACAAGCAGCAATAGACTATGCTAAATCTGTTCAAGAAGAATTAAATAAAACTAAAAATAAACTTTCAAAATCTGATCAAAACCTTTATAGTGAATACAGTACACGAGTAACTTCAGAACTTAACTCGGCACAAGAGAGATATAAAAAGGCGTATGAGTCAGGTGATACAGACGCTTTATTAGAAGCTCAAAAAGATTTAGCCAAGTTAGCAGTTGAGGAAGAAAGTTTAAAAAGGGTAAAACCTCAAGAAACTGAAACCGAAGTTATTCAGGATGAGCAGGAAGCTAAACCTAAATGGGAAAAGCAACCAGAACAAGAGGCTCCAGCACCAGACCCAAAAGCACAGGCTTGGGCTAAAAAGAACGAATGGTTTGGAGACGACCTCGCTATGACAACGGCAGCATTTGCGTTTCATAGACAGCTCACAGAAGGTGAAGGTTATGACCCTACTTCTGATGAATATTATGCAGAAGTAGATAAAAGGCTTGCTGAGGCTTTCCCACATAAGTTAGGAAAGACTCAAAAAGAGGTGAAAGAGACAGTAGCAGGTTCTAGCAAAGGTGTTGGAACTACTAAAGCTCGATCACGTAGAACTATTAAACTCACACCGAGTCAAGTAGCGATAGCGAAAAGATTAGGTGTGCCACTAGAAGAATATGCTAAGCATATTAAGGAGTAAAAAATGGTAGATAAAGATAAAACTACTGAATCAGATCGTTCTCCACGATCTGCTGAAAGTCGAGATAAACAATCTCGCCGTAAACCTTGGCAACCCCCGTCTTTGTTAGACGCACCTCCCCCACCACAGGGATATGTTTACAGATGGATACGAGAGTCAATGATTGGTCAAAACGACCCAGCGAATATGTCAAAACGTGTTCGTGAAGGTTGGGAACCAGTAAGAGCTGAAGATCATCCAGATTTTGAAGCTCCTAGCATTGAGGATGGTAAACACGCTGGAGTCATAGGAGTTGGTGGCTTAATTCTCGCTAAGATCCCCAAGGAAACTGTTGAGGAAAGGAGAGCATATTATCAAAACCTCTCTGATTCACAAATACAAGCAGTCGATAATGATCTTATGAGAGAAAGTAACCAAGTAATGCCTATTAGTAATCCTAATAGAACTACTAAAGTTACATTTGGTAAAGGTGGTTCTTAACTTATGTTAAGGGCTTAATAAAATTTATTTTTTATAAGGTGAATTAAAATGGCAAATACAAATGCCCCAGACGGATTCACACCAGCTTATCATATGTCAGGTGGCGTAATCAGACCTTCAGAATTTGCGATAGCAAGTGCTACTAATGCCTCGATTTTTTCAGGCGATGTAGTAAATCTCTCTAGTGGTTACGTTATACAGGGTACTGCAACAGGTACTCCACTCGGCGTATTTTACGGTGTAGAATACACAGCAACCGATGGTTCAATTGTTTTTTCAAACATGTGGACTGCCGACACTGCTACATTAGGTTCTGCGGATGCTAAAGCTTTTGTATATGTTGATCCTGATATTGTCTACGAGGCTCAGTCTACTGGTACTCCTACACAAGCATCAATAGGTACAACTAATACTATCAGCACAACCGCAGGTAATACTTCAACAGGTCGATCAAAAGAAGGTGTGACTACAACAACTTCTAGTGGTATTGCGACAGTAGTAGGCTTCCCAGATAAGCCAAATAACTCTATTGGACAATACGCTAGAGTGTATGTAACATTCCCAGCTTCTGTATTCGGCAATAGCTAAAAGGTGATTTAAAATGGCAATAAATAGAGCTCAATTAGTAAAAGAACTCGAACCAGGACTAAATGCACTTTTTGGTCTTGAGTACGACAGATACGAAAACGAACATACTGAAATTTTTGATACAGAAAATTCAGATAGAGCGTTTGAAGAAGAAGTCATGCTATCAGGTTTCGGTCAAGCTCCCGTGAAAGGCGAGGGTGCAGCTGTGACTTATGATACAGCACAAGAAACTTTCACAGCAAGGTACAGCCACGAAACTGTAGCTTTAGCTTTCTCCTTGACAGAAGAAGCTATAGAGGATAACCTCTATGACAGCTTATCTTCAAGATACACTAAAGCTTTAGCTAGATCAATGGCTACTACTAAGCAAGTGAAAGCAGCAAACGTACTTAATAATGGTTTCTCAACTTCCTTCCCAGGAGGCGACGGTAAACCTCTCATGACAACTGACCATCCTACCTTATCAGGTGGTGATCAGTCAAATGAGCCAAGCACTGCAGCTGACTTGAATGAAACTTCATTAGAAAATGCGATGCC